GGAACAAACTGGAAGCGTTCTGACACAGGCGGCACAATCGCAGCATCATAAGGGGTACGTAATGAGTAGATTTGCACCCCCAACCGAAGAAGAACTAGCGGCTCGAGGAATCGGTACTGTTAAAGTTCGCGCACGAAAAGAAGACGGCACGCTTAAAGCGGATGATCCTGCTACACCTGATGTAAATGAGGCGTGGGAAGAAAAACCAGCTAAAAAACGTGGGCGTCCTTCAAAAAAGAAGGAATAGCATATGTCTCATTCTGACGTTCAAACTAAACGGGTTACCTCAGCAGCATCTTTAGCTGTAGGCCCTGCCCGTATCCGTCAGGTACAAGTATTAACTTCTAGTGGCGGTGCTGGTCGATTGACTATTACTGACGGTGCTGGCGGTACAACAGTGCTTGATCTTGATTTTAAAGCTTCAGACTCTCACTCGGTAAATATACCCCAAGCGGGAATACGTTGCCAAAACGACGTGTTAATAACGGCGATGACAAATATTACCGCCATGACAGTCTTCTACAACTAGAGGTGATACATGCGGAGTTATTACAAATCAGGAGGCTCCGTCAAAAAGTCTCCTGCTTGGACTCGTAAAGAGGGAAAAAGCAAATCCGGTGGCCTCAATGCTAAAGGCGTTGCTAGCTACCGGAAAGCTAACCCCGGAAGTAAACTAAAAACAGCGGTTACTACAAAACCTAGTAAACTTAAAAAAGGTTCTAAGGCCGCTAACCGACGAAAATCTTTCTGCGCTCGTATGAAGGGCATGAAGAAACGTAACACAAGTGCTAAGACTGCTAACGATCCGGACAGCCGTATAAACAAGAGTTTGCGGAAATGGAATTGTTAGATGGCTATATCTCGCGCACAGATGAGCAAGCAGATACAAAACCCTGCGTCTAAGCTGTCTCAAAAACGAAAAAAAGTTGCAGCTAAAAAACGTAAGAAAAAGGAGCTGCAAAAGTAATGCCTTACTTAACTAGCAGTATCCCTTATTTTAAAGCGTGGGTACGTAGAGAATATACAAAAAACTTAGAAGAATACCACGGTGAGTTTCTACACTGCATGGTTATTGGTGTTACTACAATGCCTAACCGTACTCTTAGTTTTCAAGTTATATTTACTGGTTGTGAATCTGATGATGAAGACGAAGAAAATATACATGGTGGAGCCATGTGGGCTAGGTTACCCCTTACAGCGCTTGTAGCTGATACACCCTTAGAGGAGTGGCCTACAGCATTACCTACCTATTTAGCACAACCTTGGGACTGTATGTCTCATCATCATTCTGTGTATAAGTTAGAACGAGCTTCACCTGCTCCTTGGATAGCCAAAGTAGATGGTGAGTTTTACCCTGCTAAGTACCTGTTCACTGTAGATTACACTGATAATGAAGTAGCTGATGACCCTGCGCAACATAAACAAAGTCACGTACTTGAATTATTAGACGCTGGAGAGTATACAGGTAACATAGTAGCATTACCAAATAATCGGGTTCGTGTAACGCACCCTGCGTGGTTTGAGACAGGGCAAGGCGCTCCAGACTTTAAACCAAACCAACACACTTATAATTCAAAAGAAGACGTAGGTTACGTTTGGGATACTGAAAGAGTATTCAATAATCTTTACAAGGAGACAGACCAATGATGAAGAAAAAAGGTTACAAAGCAGGCGGTAAGATGTCTGAGATGTTAAAAAAGAAAAAATCTTTAACTCAAATGCCGGGTGCTAGCAAAAGACAACGTGCGGACACTAACCTCACTCGAGAGCAAGAAAACCGTTTATCTGCTGGCGCTAACGAAATGCGTGGAAAAGCTAAACGTGACGAAGATCGTATGAATATGCCTTCTATGATGAAAAAAGGCGGTAAGGTCAATAAAATGAAAGCTGGTGGTATGGCTAAAAAAGGTTATAAAAAAGGCGGCAAAATTCGTGGTTACGGCTTGGCTCGTGGCGGCAAAGTTTGCAAGATGCGCTAATGCGTAGGTACTATAAATCAGGCGGTAAGATATGCTCTAAGGGTAAGTCTTGGGCTAAACGTACGTTTGACACTTATCCTAGCGCCTATGCTAACATGGCTGCGTCTAAATACTGCAAAGACCCAAACTATGCTAAAGGTAGTAAAGGGAAGAAGAAAAAATAATGGGTGACCTGAAAAAATGGCGGGATCAAGACTGGGTTAGAGTTGGTACCGACGGTAAAATAAAAGGCGCGTGTGGAACTTCTAAAGATAAGAAGAACCCTGACCGCTGTTTACCGCGTAGTAAGGCCAACAGTTTAAGCCAAGGCCAACGTGCTACTACGGCAAAGAAGAAGAAACGTGAAGGCGCTAAAGGCAAGACTGTAGTAAAAAATACAAAAGCTGCTACAGTTAAGTTATCAGGTGGTGGGTTAGCTCGCCGAAAACGCGATATAGCACGGGGTTGTGGCGCGGTAATAGAAAATAGACGAAAAAAGACGTTGTACACGTAAAGGATTAAACCATGACAACATCAGGTACCACAGCGTTCAATATGGACTTTACGGAAATTGCCGAGGAAGCATGGGAACGTGCGGGACGTGAGATGCGTTCTGGATACGATTTGCGTACAGCTAGACGGTCTATGAACTTGATGACAATCGAGTGGCAGAACCGCGGCATAAACATGTGGACTATTGATTCTGGTACAGTAAATCTTGTGCAAGGCACTTCTCGGTATCAATTACCAGCAGACACTATAGATTTAATGGAACATCAAATACGTACTAATAGTGGTAATGCTAGTACACAATCTGACCTTACTATAAGTAGAATTAGTGTAAGTACATACGCATCTATACCAAACAAATTATCACAAGGGCGTCCTATACAGATGTATGTTGAGCGCCTACGAGATGAACCTCATATTAACGTTTGGCCTGTACCAGACAATAGCGACTATGTGCTGTACTACTGGCGTATGCGACGAATACAAGATGCAGGTGCAGGTGCAGAAACTGCAGATATGAACTTTAGGTTCTTCCCATGCCTCGTAGCAGGGTTAGCCTACCATATAGCTATGAAAGTTCCTGAGTTAGTAGATCGCGTGCAAATGTTAAAGTCTGTGTATGATGAACAATTTGATATGGCTGCTTCAGAAGATAGAGAGAAAACCTCGGCACGGTTTGTACCTCGTATTGCTAGGGTTGGTTAATGAGTAATAGATTTGCCTCTTCTCAAAAGGTTAACGCGCTTTGTGACGTATGTGGTTTTAAATATAAACTACGTGAGTTGCGCAACCTTTTTGTTAAAGGGCAGGATACTAATATAAAGGCTTGTCCTGAGTGTTGGAGTCCCGATCAACCTCAGTTACGTTTAGGTGAGTTTCCTGTAGACGATCCACAAGCTATACGCGACCCACGACCTGACCAAAGCTTAGGAGAATCTGGAGAGTATAGTAGTAGAGGTATACAGTGGGGTTGGAACCCTGTAGGTGGAGGTGATGATCTTTATGACCTTACACCTAATAATTTAATTGGTACTGGTCAAGTGGGATCAGTTATCGTAAGTATAACATAGGAGATGGATCATGGCTAAAAAATTAACTGACCTAACTGGGGATGGTAAGGTAACGCAAGCCGACGTGTTAAAAGGTCGTGGCGTGTTTAAAAAAGGCGGTATGGCTAAAAAAGGCTACGCTAAAGGTGGTAAAATCAAAGTGCGTGGCACAGGCGCTGCAACTAAAGGTTTGTACGCACGAGGGCCAATGGGGTAAGATATGAACTATACTGAGCTGAAAACCAACATCCAAGACATCTGTGAAAACTCGTTTACAGATGACCAGCTCGCTATGTTCACACAGCAGGCTGAACAAAAAATATACAACACAGTGCAGATTCCTGCTTTGCGAAAAAACGTAACAGGTACGATGTCTATTAATGTCAAATACCTGTCTACACCCTCTGACTTCTTATGGTCGTATTCTCTAGCTGTAGTAGACGGTAGTGGTAATTATCATTTCTTGTTAAACAAAGATGTTAATTTTATGCGCGAAGCATACCCTAACGCCACAGCTACAGGACTACCCAAACATTACGCATATTTTGACGACGACACATTTATTGTTGGCCCTACCCCAGACGCGGGGTACACTTCAGAACTTCATTATGGATATTACCCTGCATCAATTGTCACTGCCGGCACTACATGGCTAGGAGAAGAGTTTGATTCTGCTCTACTTAATGGCGCGTTGATTGAAGCTATTCGTTTTATGAAAGGCGAACCTGATATTGTTGCGACGTACGAAAAAATGTATTTGCAGGCAATAACGCTGTTGAAGGGACTCGGAGACGGCAAACTACGCGAAGACGCATATCGCTCGGGACAATTCCGAGTGCCAGTAAGTTAAGGAGACAGAAATGGCAATCACACAAGCAATGTGTACATCTTTCAAAGTCGCTCTATTAGACGGCGAGATGGATTTTAGCAGTAACACATCACAAACCTTTAAGATCGCTTTGTATACAAGTTCAGCTACATTAAGTGCAGCTACTACAGCGTATGCAACGACGAACGAGGTATCAGGTACAGGGTACACCGCGGGAGGTAATACACTCACTATCTCTGCTAACCCTGCATCATCAGGTACTACAGCATTCTTAGATTTTGCAGATACAACATGGACTGACGCTACAATTACAGCCCGCGGTGCATTGATCTACAAATCAGGTGGAAGTAATCCAGCCGTCGCGGTATTAGACTTCGGCGCAGATAAAACATCTACAGCAGGTGACTTTCAGGTTCAGTTCCCAGCAGCAGACGCTACGAACGCTATCGTGCGTATTGCTACTCCGTAAGGTGGCTAAATGCCGTCTTCAGTAGAATATATAGGTTGGGGATCGGGTGCTTGGGGCCAAACGGCTTGGAGTACCGACCTAACTATTGTCTCTGTTGATGGTGTAGTCGCCGAAGGCGCTATTGGGTCTGTATCTGTTGATGCTGAAGCTAATGTAGTAGTTACAGGTGTAGAAGCTGATGGACACGTAAATGTAGTAGGTATAGACGCTGAAGCAGATATTCTTGTTCAAGCGGTTCGCGCAGTAGGTTCAATAGGTACGGTCACGGTTACCGCCGCCGCAGAGATACCAGTTGTTGGTGTAGAAGCTGACGGTGCTGTCGGCACACTGACAATGACTGGTACAGCCAATATCTTCCCAACAGGTGTAGAAGCTGACGGTACTATTGGTACAGCTACAGTAGATGCAGAAGCTAACGTAGTAACTACAGGTGTAGAAGCTGACGCGACTGTTGGAACAGTTACAATGACTGGCGCAGCTAATATATCAGTTACAGGTGTTGCGGCTGAGGTTTCTCTAGGAGACGTAACTTTTGCTCTTGGAATCACTATATCACTTACGGGATTGCAAGCGGACATAAAACTTGGTACTGTGACGGCAACGGCTAACGCAGATATATCTGTTACAGGGCTTGCAGCTACGGGAATTATTGGTTTCGCTAACGTATGGGGCGAGGTTGATGATACTCAAATACCTAATTGGACACCTATCGCCAGTGCGCAAACTCCCGGATGGGATACCGCATCTGAAACACAAACTCCAGATTGGCAAGATATAGCCGCATAAGGAAAAGAACATGACAACGCAATATTCACCGATACTCAAACTTGCTCTGCCAGTTCAAGGCGAACTTAGCGGTACATGGGGTGACGTAGTAAACGATAACATCACATCTATGGTCGAACAGGCTATAGCAGGACGTGCAGTTATCAACACTTGGTCAACGAACTCGCATACACTAACTTCAGCAAACGGAACAACTTCTGAATCGCGTTGCGCTATGCTTGAGCTTACTGACACAGGTACATCATTGTCTGCTGCAGGTACGGTTATATGCCCAGCACTATCTAAAATTTACATTGTGAAGAACGCTGCAGGGCAAAATATTACAGTGAAAACTGCGTCTGGTACGGGTATTCTTGTTCCTAATGGGCGTACTACATTTTTATTCTGTGACGGCACAAATGTTGTTGAAGCTCTTACACATACTACGTCTCTACAGTTGGGTACTAGCACAACAGTCACAGCCGTTCTTGATGAAGACAATATGGCGTCAAATAGCGCTACATCTTTGGCCACACAACAGTCGATCAAGGCATACGTTGACGCACAAGTTGCTACATCTGACACACTTGCAGAGATACTTGCTAATGGCAACACGACTGGTGGTACGGATATTGCGGTATCCGCCGCCGACGACATTACATTTGCGGACAACTCAAAAGCCATCTTCGGCGCTGGGTCTGACCTACAGATTTATCACAGCGGTACAAACAGCCATGTGAAGGACGCAGGTACTGGCTCTTTACTTTTACAAGGCGATAGCTTGTACTTGTCAAATGCCGCAGGAAATTTAACGTACTTCTATGGTGCTTCTTCTACTGGAGCGGCACAGTTAAGATATAACAACGCCCCCAAACTAGCCACAACATCAACAGGTATTGACGTAACAGGTAATGCTACTTTTGCAGATGATGGTAAAGCCATATTCGGTGCTGGGTCTGACCTACAGATTTACCACGATGGGACACATTCATATGTTGCTGATGCTGGCGGAGGTTCTTTGATTTTGTCAACAAATGGGTCTACTGTATCAATTAATACAGATGGTCCAGAAAACATGGCTATTTTTAGAAAAGATGGTTCTGTTGACCTTTTTCATAACAATAGCAAAAAGTTTGAGACAACATCAACAGGCATTGACGTAACAGGCACAGCCGTAACAGACGGCCTTACAGTTGCAGGTAATGTTTCAGTAGACGGCGGCACAATCAAGCTAGACGGAAACTATCCTGTTGGGTCAAACAACGTAGCGTTGGGTAATAATGCTTTATCAAGTGGTTCATTATCAGGAGCAAACAACACTGCTATTGGTAGAGAAGCTATGCTTTCAAACACTTCTGGTGCTTTGAATGTAGCTCTAGGTTCTACAACTTTAGATGCAAACACAACAGGCTCATACAATACTGCCGTGGGGCAAGCGGCCTTGGGTTCAAACACCACCGCAAGTAGCAACACGGCTGTTGGGTTTCAGGCTCTTACACTTAATACTACTGGCGCAGAAAACGTAGCTGTAGGAAGAAGCGCATTAGATGCAAACACCACCGCATCTAACAACACGGCAGTCGGAGGGGCGGCTTTAGGAGCAAACACTACTGGAGCTAGTAACACTGCGATTGGTAGACAAGCACTTGAATCAAACACCACCGCAAATGACAACACGGCTGTTGGGTATCAGGCGGGGTACAATAATACTACAGGTACTGGTCTGGTCGCTGTCGGCAGTGGAGCTTTCTACAGCGTGACTAGTGCAGCTAACAGTGTGGCTGTTGGTAAAGAAGCTCTATACTATGACACAACGGGTGAGAGCAACGTGGCTATGGGCTTCCGTGCTTTATACTCAAACACCACCGCATCTAACAACACCGCAGTGGGGTATCAGGCGGCTTATAGTAATACTACTGGCACGCAGAATGTCTCCTTGGGTAACTATTCCCTTAACCAAAATAGCACAGGCAGCTACAACACTGCACTGGGGTATTATTCGCTAGGTGCCAACACCACCGCAAGCGAAAACACTGCCGTTGGTTATCAGGCGGGGTATAGTAATACTACTGGTAAAGTAACAGCGGTAGGAAATTTTGCTTTAAAGTCTAACACAACAGGTACTTGGGGAACAGCGGTTGGTGCTAACGCCCTCCAGAACAACACCACGGCTAACAGCAACTCCGCTTTTGGGTTACAGGCTTTGTATTTGAACACCACGGGATCAAATAACACGGCTGTTGGAGATAGAAGTTTAACTTCCAACACCACAGGAAACAACAACTCAGCCTTAGGCTTTTACGCCCTCAAAGCCAACACTGCAAGCAACAACACAGCGGTTGGTTATCATTCTAGCCGAGATAATACTACAGGTTCAACAAACTCTAGTTTTGGGGTAAATAGTTTACGAAACAATACAACTGGCAGTTCTAACGTAGCAATAGGAGAAGCCGCACTTTTAGCAAATACATCTGCTAGTAATAATACAGCAATAGGCCAAGTAAGTTTATTTGATAATACTACTGGCGCACAGAATACAGCAGTGGGTAAAAGCGCATTAGAAAACAACACCACCGCATCTAACAACACGGCAGTTGGGTTTCAAGCTGGGTTAAATAATACTACTGGCGCATCTCTAACTGCAGTTGGCACATACGCACTTAATGCAAATACCACAGGTTCATCAAACACAGCAGTTGGTATTGAAGCGATGGTTTCTAACACGACTGGTTATGATAACTCAACACTTGGTCAAAACTCTCTAAACAACAACACAAGTGGCAATCGGAATGTAGCTATTGGAAAGCAAGCCTTACGTTTAAACACTACCGCAAGCTACAACACTGCTGTGGGGTTTCAAGCGGCCTATACTAATTCTACAGGAACGAATAATATAGCATTAGGTATTCAATCTTTATACAGCAATAGTACAGGTAATAATAATGTTGCTGTTGGTCCGTATGCTCTTGAAAACAACACCACCGCAAGCAACAATACCGCAGTTGGGTATCAATCTCTTTACAGTAATGTTGTTGGTGAGTCTAATGTAGCTATAGGTCTAAAAGCATTATTTACAAACACAGGCTCTAACAATACTGCTGTAGGTTATGAAG